TAAGAAATGACCTATATATGTGTATGAATGAGTAGCTACTATAAGGACTGCTTTACGTTATGTCAATACTGAATGTTCATTAAAACTTAGATTAATATAACTAAATAGCATATAAAGGGGGTAAATAAGGTATAATTGGTCAAATAATGAGCAGATTGGTTATATTTTAATCAATTGAATCAAAGGGCTAAAACAATTAAATAGGAGAATTCACATAATGGGACGCCCCAAAGGTAGCGGAAACAAGCCATTAAAGAGGTTATTAGCTGACCAGTTGGCTAAGAAATGGGGTGCTGAGTGGTCTCCGGTCATGGAGCTAGCAGAGACAGCCATGAAGCTAAAGGAGATCGCAGAACAGTCAGGAGAGACGGCAGATTACAGGGCCGCAGGTGATCTGTTCGACAAGACTAGTGCATTCCTAGTACCCAAGCTCAAGGCAACTGAGATCACTACAGGTGACAACGGACTGACGGTTAGCATACAGCGCAAGAAGTACGACGGATCGGCCAATGATGCGGCTGAGTAGCTACTCCTGTGCGTAACCTGTGCGTAACCTGTGTGCAATGTGTGTGTAAGTAGGTACCCCCCTCCGAAGGCGAGAGTTATGTATGTATATATGTCCCTCACGAAAAAAAATTAAATGATTTTACAGTTACCCGACCCTAAGCAAGCCATTAGAGATGCCCTAGAAGCTCATATAAGCTCGTCTAAGGACTTTATTCTTATTTCTGTGGCCGATGTAGGGGTAGAGATAGGAAGTACCCTTACAAGCGAACAGGAGGTCTTTTACTTAGAATTGGCAAAAACACTTGTAATGAGAGATTGGTTAGGAGAAGATGGGGAATGATTAGTTTAAATACAGATGAAGTAGTAAGTGATTCCGATTACGAATTAATAGAAGCCTTTTGTTTAGCTTTAATTGATAAGGATTTGTATTCGATGAATGAAGTCTTATATCTTGTTAACGAGAAGATGTCTGTAGAGTGTTCCTGCTTAGAAGAGGATTGTATTTGTGGCAAATGGTAAGAATTTGATTCATAAGTTAGACAAAGAGACTCGCAATAGACATTTTCCTGAGTCTAATGGTGGTAAGGGTAGTCATGCTAGAAAGTCTACAGTAGAGAGTAGAACAGTATACAAGTCTAATTACGATGCTATTGATTGGTCGTATTCGCCATCTTCCTCTGGTAAGAGTTATATAAAATCAGGTAATTAAGTCAGGTAATTAAATGCAGATTGAATACAACTTAATGGCCCAAGGCCAAGTTCTTCAGGATTTTAACGATTGTAGAGAAAGAAACTCTTTCATCATGGGGCCGTTAGGTTCTGGTAAGACTGTTCAGTGTATTCTAAAATTATTTGACCTAATGTGTGAACAAGAACCTGTCCAAGATAAGCAACACAAGAACTATGGTGTACGCTTATCTCGTATTATTGCCGCACGTAATACTTATTCCGAACTGTTCTCTACTACAATTAAAGACTGGCTAGAGATACATGGAGAGTTAGGTGATTTCAAACAAGGTAACAAAGAGCCTCCTACGCACTTTATCCGCTTTAAACTAGAAGATGGTACTAGGGTAGAGTGTGACATTGTATTCATTGCCTTTGACCGCCCTGAACACGTTAAAAAAGCGCGTGGTATCCAGACTACATGGGTATGGTTAAACGAAACTAAAGAACATTCTAAAGCTGTCCTTGATATGCTTGATCTACGTCATGGTCGCTATCCGTCTAACAAGGAAGGTGCGCGTCCTACACATCATGGAATAATAGGAGATAGTAATGCTCCTGATGAAGACCATTGGTACTTTAAACTAGCAGAGATAGAGCGTCCTGAAGATTGGGCTTTCTATCGGCAAGCTGGTGGTGTGATTAAAGACGGTGAGAACTGGATAGTAAACGAAAAAGCTGAGAATCTTTTTAATCTACCTGAAGGTTATTACCGTAGGGGCTTGCAAGGAAAGACTGATGATTGGATTAAGGTTAATCTAGCGAATGAATACGGATTTGTGTCTAACGGTAAACCTGTTCATCCTATGTATACCGATTCTGTCCACTGTCAGCACTTGGAATTTAAACCTGCTAAAGATACTCCTATTGTACTTGGTTTTGACTTTGGACGAACCCCTGCGTGTGCTTTCCTACAACGTACCTCGATTGGTCGATGGGTATGCTTTGACGAAGTAGTATTAACTGACTCTGGTGCTGTTGACTTTGCGCCTAGTTTAAAAAGATACATTGAAGAGATGTACCCTAACCACCATTTTAAAGGATGGGGAGATCCGTCTGGTAACAACAAGAACCAATCTAACTCTGAGACTCCATTTCAGATTATGAGAGCCGCTGGTATTCCCTGTCAACCTACAGTGTCTAACGATCCTATGAAACGTAGGGCCGCGCTAGAAGTCCCTATGAAAGAAATGTGTATGGACGGTAAGCCTAGATTTATTGTCCTGCCTAAAGCCTCTATGATCCGCAAAGGTCTACAGGGTGGCTTCTGTTATCGTCGTGTACAGACTACAGGCGAAAGATACACTGATGAACCAGATAAGAATGAATACTCTCACCCAGTAGAAGCCCTAGAATATGCTTTACAGGGAGAAGGAGAAGGTCGTTCTGCATTAGCTCGCGCTGGTGGGTTTGATAAGACTCACACTGCAAAGATAAAAGTTAATGTCTTCTAAAACACCTACTAAAGTCTATGTTGTCTTTGAGGATGATGAAAACAGGTGGTGGTCTTTTTTCTTAAAAAAGGGAATTAGACACTGTTATTTGATAAAACCTACACCAAATGACTACATTGTGTACGGAAAAAGTGCAAAAGGGTTTGATTTGTTTACGGTTAAAGACGAAAAGAGTATAATCGACGACATATATACGATAAAAAGTTATATTCCTAAAGAATGTAAACGGTCATTGTTTATGCTGAATACTTGTGTAGGCCATACTAAACAAATACTAGGTATTAACAATCCTTTTATCTTAACTCCATACCAACTATTAAAACATCTGAGGAAACAATAATGGGATTTATGAAGCGACCTAAAGCCCCCGAACCAACAGCACAAGAGTTAGCTGGTGTAGCTCGTCAGTCTCGTATGATTGATGAAGAAACCGAAGAGATGGAAAAGAGATTAAAGGCCGCGGCTAGAGGTAAAAGAGGCTCTAGTTCACTACTTGCTAAAGCTGGTAAGGCATCTGTTGGTATGAGTAGAGGAAGCATGGTTGGTGGCAGTTACGGAGGAGCAGGAGGTAGCCGTAGAGGTTCAGCTAGTGGCGGTGGCGGTTACAGTGGAACGTCTTCTCCTAATAGCCCTGCACCATCTACCTTTAAAACAAAATAGGCTACAACATGAAACTGCCAAAAGAACTAGGCTCGCTACAAGATTTAAAAACAAGAGAACAGCAAGCATTTCAGAAGATGGCTTTATGGCATGATCTTCTTGATGACTGCTATGAGTATTTCCTGCCTAACAGAAATCTATTTGATGACTTTGCTACTGGTCAGAAGAAGATGGACAGGATATTTGACTCTACTGCTATCGAAGCTATCCAACAAGGCGCAAGCAAACTACAAGAGAACATTGCTCCTATCTGGGGTAACTGGGCTACCTTTGCACCGTCTGTAAGTGTTCTTAACATGCTAGACTCTGGTGATTACGATGTATCAGAAGAAGAGATTAGAGCTAACCTAGAACAGCAAGCAACGATTGTTTTTGATTACATTAACCGTTCTAACTTTGGCACACAGTTCTTTGAACATGCCCTAGACCTTTTGATTGGTACAGGTACGTTGAGAATTGATGAAGATGAAAGCGATGACATGCCGATTATCTTTAATGCTATTCCGCAGAAAGGTATTGCGTTTGAGGAAGGGCCGCATGGTTCTATCGAAACTCATTGGCGTAGATTCACGGTCAAGGCTCGTAACCTAAAGCGAATGTGGAAAGGCTTTAAGCCCTCTGAAAGCATTAAGAGTAAGATAGAAAACCAACCTGACGCTGATGTAGAAGTCAGTGAAGGTGTTGTATACATGCCTAAGTCTAAGACTTACTACGGTTGTGTATGGGTAACTAGCGAAGATAGAATTAGCTGGACTCAAGACTTTGGTAAATCTAGCCCTTGGGTAACTGGCCGTTACTCTAAAGTAGCTGGTGAGATTCGTGGTCGTGGCCCTGCTGTCCAAGCATTGCCTGATGTTCGATCACTAAACAAAGTTAAAGAGTTTGTCCTACAGAAAGCCGCTATCGACTTGTCTGGTATGTACACTGCAACTGATGATGGTGTAACTAATCCCTACAATATAGTTATAAGCCCCGGAGTTGTTATTCCAGTTGGTTCTAATAACTCGTCTAATCCGTCTATACAGCGTTTAGACACTGGCACTAACTTGCAATTAGCGCAATTTGAGATGAATGAGCTACAGAATTCTATCAAACGTGCCTTGTTTAACGATCTGCGTGATCCTACTGGCCCTGTTCGCTCTGCTACTGAGATCGCTATTGACTCAAGAGAACTAGCCAAGCGTATAGGTTCTGCCTTTGGACGACTACAGACAGAAGTTCTTGTCCCTATCCTCAAGCGTGTTGTTTATATCCTGACTCGTCGTGGATTATTACAGCCTATCCAGTTAGATGGTCGTGACATTGAGATTAAATTCTTATCACCTTTGGCAAAAGCACAAGATGGTGAGGACATTATTAACGTCCAACAAGCCGTTCAGTTTGTATTGCAAAATGCTGGCCCAGATCAGGCTAAGATTGGCTTTAAGCTAGAAGACTTTGGTACATGGGTAGCCGCTAAGACAGGTATGCCTGCTGAGTTAGTCCGTTCTGACACAGAGAAAGCCCAGATCATTCAGGCTGGTGCTGAAGCGGCACAACAAGGCATTAAACCTTCACAAGCTCCGATGCAAGCTCAATGAGTTGGTCAGAAATTAACCAATCTGCTGACCCTGATGTGGCTAAGAAACAAGCTGGCATACGCAAGCAAAATGCGGCTGACTTGGCTAAATCTTATCACAGGGTCTTTACAACTGATGACGGTCAGCGTATCTTGTCTGACCTGACTAGAAGATTTGTCTACGATAATGATACTTCTTTTGGATCAGCAAACATTGATTATGAGGCCGCGTACCATAATGGGGAGGCTGGAGTAATTAAGTTTTTAATTAACCAAATGAAACAAGCTGAAATATTATAGGACTACATTATGTTAGATGAACAGGCCGCACAAGAAAAACAAGAAGTACCAAAAAGCGATACCCTGCTAGATCAAGCACAGCCAACTTTAGAAGCTGGAGAATACTTTCTTTCTGATGGCATTAAAGGTACAGGTGAAGCACCAGAGTGGTTAAACACTGAAAAATATAAATCTGTTGCTGAACAAGCTAAAGGATATGCTGAGTTATCCAAAAGGTTTGGTGGATTTAAAGGCGCACCAAAAGATGGTTACGCAATCCCTGAAGGTGTTGAAACAGACGATGCTCTCTACCAAGAGTTAGAAGCGTTTGCTACTAAGACTAATATGAACGGTGATGCTTTTCAAGAAGCGTGGGAACTACTGTCAACACAAGGTGAAGTAGCAGAAGAGTACAATCAAGAAGTTGAGTTAAGTAAGCTAGGCGACAATGCTCAAGAGCGTATTAAGACTGTTGAAAGTTTTATGAAGAACAATCTTGACTCAGATACTTACGAGCAAGCTAGAGGATTGGTTACTAATGCCGATACTATTGAACTTGTCGAGTTACTTGTTAGAGCTACTGCACCTGCTAAGTTACCAAGTGAGGGTGGTCATAATCCTGAAGGTTTATCTAAAGAAGCCATTGAAGCAGAAATGTTTAGAAAGGATGAAAACGGTAATCTACTACGAAGTGTAAACCCAGAGCATGATGCTAAAATTAAGAGAATGTGGGAAGCATGGGGCGGCAACCAGTAGTCATTTGATTTCTATAGGGTAAAAGGTGTATAATCCGTACACTGGATACCCTTTTCCCAAAGGCCCAGTAAATTTAGGTTGAATGCTGACCAATTTACTGGGTACTCAGCTTAAACCTTGAAAAACTTTTTTTAATTACTCTTTTTCGAGGAACTTCTTATGAGTAAGACTCTCTCATCTGTTGCAGTCACAGAATTTGACTCAATGGTAAAACATGCCTATCAAGGCGTTGGGCTATTAAAGCCTGCTGTTACTATCCGTAACAACGTAGTTGGTGACACTTACAAATTCCGTCGTATGGGCAAAGGCCTAGCTAACCAGAAGTCTACTTCTGACTTGGTTACTCCTATGAACGTAGCGCACGAATTTAAAACTGCTTCTCTTAGCAACTGGAATGCTCCAGAGTACACCGATATCTTTGACCAAGCAGACGTAAACTTCGACGAGAAGCAAGAGCTTGCAAGCACTATCGCGGCCGCTATTGGTCGTCGTTGTGACCAGCTTGTTATTGATGCAATGGACGCGTCTAATCCAGATGCTACTGATATTGCCGCTGGAGCTACTGGCCTTACTATGGCTAAAGTTATTGCCGCACAAGTTGCTTTGCGTGGACAAAATGTACAAAACCAAAACCTTTATGCTGTTGTAAATGCTGATGGTCTTCGTGGCCTTTTGAATGACGAGTTGGCTACATCTTCTGACTATCAGACAATTAAAGCTCTTGTTTCTGGTGACATTAACAGTCTAGCTGGATTTCAGTTTATCATTCTGGGTAATCGTACAGAAGGTGGATTGAATATCTCAGCCGCTAATACTGTTGATTCTTGGTTCTTCCAGCGCGATGCTGTTGGCCTTGCTATCGGTATTGACATGAAGACTTCTGTAGATTATGTTCCTGAGCGAACTTCATATCTATGTAACGGCATGCTTAAAGCAGGTTCTGTTGTTCGTGACAACGGTGGTCTGGTTAAAGTTTTGTACAAAGACAACGTATAAGGAGAATCATCATGGCTTTTGCAAGATCAGGTTTATGCCGCATTGGCGGTTCAGGAAATGGCGGAAGCACTTGGCAGTATTCTACTGCTGATGCTAAAGCCGCTATCGTAGGCGCAAATTACATGCTGGGCGCTGTTGATGAACTAGCT